GCACCTACAACGAAACCGCGCGTCCCTTCGTCTGGACAAAATCCGAAGTCCATCAGAAACGCCTCAAACCATGTTTCGCGGACCTGTGATTCCGGGTACTAGCCCGTGTTTTCAGGGCGTCCTAGTGGTGGGGCGGTGGATACGCTGCATCCAGTGTCTCAAGCTCCTGCGGCGTGAGCGTCAGGGAGAGCGCGACGGCGTTCTCCTTTACATGCGCCGCCGAGCCGGATTCGGGAATTGCGATAACGTTACCGCTGCGAATGGCCCAGGCCAGTGCGACCGCGGTCGCCGAGCAGCCGTGTGCTGCGCCGATACATGCAAGTGTGGGGTCACCCACCAGGCTGCTGTCGCCGAGCGGAGAATAGGCCATTACCGGCATGCCACGCTGCTCGCACCATGGCAGCAGATCATACTCAATGCCGCGGCTGCCGATGTTGTAAAGAACTTGATTGGTCGCGCAGCGGTCGCAGTGTGGAACATGGAAGAGGTTTTCCATGTCGCTGACTTTGAAGTTGGACACGCCCCAGGCGCAAATCTTCCCCGCCGCGCGTAGACTTTCGAACGCCGCCACAACGCCGGAGAAGTCGGTGATCCCATTTGGCCAGTGCAGCAGGTAGAGATCGAGATGATCACTGCCGAGACGGGCGAGGCTCGCATCGCAAGCGCGCGCGATGCCGTTTCCCGTCACGTGATCGGGCCACACCTTGGAGACCAGGAATACGCGGTCGCGCTGATCGGCAATGACGTGGCCGATCAATTCCTCGGAACGGCCGTTGCCGTAAATCTCCGCCGTGTCGATCAACGTCATACCGAGCGAAAGGCCTATGCGCAGCGCTTCTTCCTCAGCGGCTTCTGGATGTCTTCCCTGCGCGAGATGCCAAGAGCCCTGACCGAGCGCCGGGACGATGGTGCCGTCGTGGAACTTTACCGTCCGCCCTGCACCGTTTGAAACCGCGTCAGTAGTCGCGGCAAGAGCCGATGCACTTGATAGCGCCGCAGTCATTGCGCTGACGGCGGGGAGCGATGAGCCGAACGCCGCGCAAAGTCCATTAAATTCACGCCGGCTCAGCAACTGCTTGTTCATATCTTCCATCTTCATTATGCGATCCTTTGCGCTATTTCCCCAGCGCCATCGCGCGGTGCACGCGCGGACGCTCACTTTGTAAACGATGAAGCTGGGAAGCTCGCCGACAGCAACCGTGCTGCCCATTGCAATGATCGGGATTTCGGCACCTCCCGGCGACAGCTCTCAGAGCAGATTACACTGGCCGCCGGTATGCGAGGAAGGGGGCGCGATGTAAGCCGTCCGCGCGGGCGCGTTTATGAGTTCACGCCCTAAAATCCCGATATTTGGACAATGTCGTCGGGCCGGGAGCACCCGCAATTGGTCTCCTCTTTGCCGGATTGACCGATCACCCGAGCAGCATGACCTAATCGACTGCTGCACCTTGGAATAGTGCATTATTGCGTCCCCAACTGAGCAGCTCCCTAGCCTTTTTTCTGTTGCCGCTTTCGCAACCGGACACCGGGACCACCACCATTTTCGTCGATGAACTCTACGCCGGCGGTTTCCAATGCCAGCCGAATCTTGGTCTCTGTCTCGCTCCGGCCCCCCAAAGGGCCGTCTTGAGCTTCTAGTCGCTTTATCGTCGGGATCGAGACATCGGCTGCAGTTGCCAATTGCTCTTGCGACCAAGCCAAAAGAGCCCGCGCAGCTTTAACTTGCCTTATTGATACTTTTAGTATTGACTTTGGGGGCATTTCATCCGATACTTTTAGTATCGATAGCGGCGACACCTCGTACTTACTGGAGAACTGGCAATGTCTCAAGCGTCTTTGAAGTCGATCAATAATCAACGGCGGTATTTCATCGGCGGTTCGGACGCCCGGATCATCATGGGCAACGATGAAACCGCACTCCTGCGGCTCTGGCGCGAAAAGCGCGGCGAAGCCGTACCGGAGGACCTCTCCGGCAACCTCATCGTGCAGCTCGGAGCTGTCACCGAGGACCTCAACCGGCGCTGGTACGAGTTCAATACCGGTCAGGTCATCAGCGACATCCAGCGGCACGTCAAGCATCCGGTGATCCGCTGGATGGCGGCGACCCTCGACGGTCGCGTCGAAGGAAGCGGCGCCGTGTTCGAAGCAAAGTTCATGCTGCCATGGTCGTTCTCGGAGGAAGCCGCAGCCGAAAAATACATGCCGCAGCTGCAGCACAATATGTGGGTCGTCAATTCCAAGGCGGCGGTGCTGTCGGTGATCACCGGCGGCGGCAAATGGGTTGAAATCGCAACCCATGCCGATGCGCTCTATCAGCATCTCATCCTCACTGCCGAGAAGAAATTCTGGCGCTGTGTGGAGAGCGGCGAACCACCGCGCCTATTCGGCGTCGGGCCGCCTCGCCCGCGCATCGAGGCGATCCGGATCGTCGATATGAGCTCGTCTAATGCATGGGCGGAATTCTCCGGCATCTTCGCACGGACCCGGGCCGCTCATCTCGAGCACGAGCAGGCCAAGGCCGAACTCAAGGGCCTCATGCCGGAAGATGTCAAGGAGGCCATCGGCCATGGCATCCGGGCCAAGCGCTCGAAATCCGGCGCCATCAGTTTCGACCTGCTCAGCGTGGAGGGAAGCCATGCAGCGGTCCAGTAATTCAATCGCCAGTTTGGCGGCGGCTCTCGCTAAAGCTCAAGCCGAACTCGTCAATCCAGAGAAATCACTGGTCGCCACCATCCGCTCGGATGGACCGGGTGGGACTGAACGCACGTTTCGCTATGCGCCGCTGTCGAGCGGGCTCGATATCGTGCGCAAGACTTTAGGCCAGCATGAGATCGCCACGGTGCAGACGACGGCCATCGACCAGAGCGCCAGCATCATCAATCTGACGACGATGTTGGCGCATGCCTCCGGTGAATGGATCGCTTCGGACTGGCCGGTCTGTGCGATCAGCGAGACCGCGACCCCGCATCGGATGGGAGCGGCACTGACCTATGCTCGCCGCTATGCCCTGTTCACCCTGGTAGGGATTGCCGGCGAGGATGACCTCGATGCGCCTGATCTCACGACGCCGACGAGCCAGACGTCTGGGCCTGAGAAGTCGACAGGGGAAAGGAATCGTCGGCTGAATGGCAGTCAACAGAATCCTGCTCAAAGGCCAGATGTTCGCCGCGACAGAAAGGTCCATTGGAATTCCGCCGAGCCAATGCTTGGACCCGAGGCATCAGCCGAACTACGCGATCGACTTCTCGCCGAACTCGCCGATCTTGCCTGCGGCGATGACGCTGCAATCTGGGCACACCGTAGCCTGCGCGCCAAGAACGGTCTGACGGCGGCCGATGCCCAGCGCGTTGAGGAAAGCTTCCAAGCGAGACTGGCGAGCTTCGCGAAAACCTCAGCTGAGGCACCCGAGGAGCCAGTCAAAACGGAGAAGGCTGCGGAAGATCCGGATGCGAAAAGGCCGAAAAAGAAGCGGTCCAAGCTGATCGGCAAGACGATCGATAAGAGCGTGTTAGCGCTGCCGGAGCTGCGCCGGGTCCGTGACCGCGACCACGTTAGATACGTCGCTAAGCAGGTTTGCCTCGTTTGTGGTCGTCATCCATCGGATGCTCACCATCTGCGCTTCGCACAAAGCCGGGCGCTCGCACGCAAGGTCAGTGATGAGTTCACCGTGCCGCTGTGCCGGGGCCATCATCGCGAGGTTCATCGCTACAGCGATGAAGCCGCATGGTGGAGGAATGTTGGAGTTGATCCGATCAGCATGGCCTGCGCGCTGTGGCTCGAAACGCATCCGCTAGCGAAGGGTCCGGACACCTTATCTGCCAATGTCGGCGCGACTGCCACCATTAGCCCAACGGATCGAGCCTCTGAGCGCACTGTGCGCCATGGCGTCGCTCAGCCGGATCGAGACCAACCGCCACAATGCGCTTATGAGCATGAGGGCGCCTTTCCTTACTTGATACGTACTACGTATCATACTATGATTAACAGGTGAAACCGATGATCCGGTCATTCAGTTCCAAGGAGACCGAGCGTGTTTGGCGGGGACATTCGAGCCGCAAGTTTCCAGGCGAAATTCAGGATCGCGCGCTCCGCAAGTTGCGTCAGCTTGACGCCGCGGCGACCCTTGAGGACCTACGAAACCCGCCCGGCAACCGGCTGGAAGCGCTTAAAGGGAACCGAGCGGGGCAGATGAGCATCCGGATTAACGACCAATGGCGTGTCTGTTTCCGGTGGTCGGATCGCGATGCCGAAGATGTTGAGATTGTGGACTATCACTGAGCTGTGCGAAATGGAGGAAAAGCCATGGGACAACTTCGCAACCCGCATCCCGGGGAGATTTTGAAAGCGGAATTCTTGAATGAGATCGGCATGAGCCAAAACCAACTAGCCCAGGCCCTTGGAGTTCCAGGCAACCGCATTCATGCCATAGTAAATGGGTCGCGCGATATCACGGCCGATTCCGACCTGCGGCTCTGCAAGTTTTTCGGCTTGTCCGAAGGCTACTTCCTGCGGCTCCAGAACGCCTATGATACGCTGGAGACCAAGCGCCACATCGCGGCGCAGGTCGCCAAGATCAAGCCCTACAAGCCGGACAAGGCGGCTTAACGCTCATGCCCCCTACGTCTCGCCACGCTCGACAGCGGAGCGTTCGAGCGCCCCAATCGCTACGAAACTGCCCTTTGGCGTCAAGTCGGCCAAGTTCTCTTTACGCTCGACTTTTTGCGGCGGCAGAGTCGGGCGGTCCAGCGCGATACGTTGGGACTGTGCACGGCTAACTATTGGCCAAAAAGGCTTTGATATTTCGGCCGTTGTCGATTGTTGTTTAGCCGAAAGTGGCGCTGGCGCCTGCGTCGTGCACTATGTTCACGACCCCTATCCCGCTGCGAATGGAGCGTCAGTGTCGCCATGCTGATAAGGGCCGCTTGGCCCTATCTGGATCCCGCCCCGCTGGCGATGCCGCCACTGTGGGGCTTCGGTGGTGACGGCGCCGATGCCGTCCAACCGAAAGGGATCCGAAAATGTCGCACAGCAAAACGTCCAATAAGACTAAGCTTGCGCGCGCCAAGAGCCGCGCGAAAAGGCTCGCGAAGCCTGGCAACACTGCCTCGTCTTCGAGCCGCGGCGGGACCAAACAGGAGGCTGTCCTCACCCTACTCAGACAGCCGAAGGGTGCAACGATCGCCGCCATCATGAAGGCGACCGGCTGGCAGCAGCACTCGGTCCGCGGCTTCTTTGCCGGCGTTGTACGCAAGAAGCTCGGCTTGACGCTGACGTCGGAGAAGGCCGACGGCGAACGCATTTATCGTGTGACCGCCGGAAAGCCGTCCAAATCGAAGTCAAATCCGAACATCTCCGCGCCACCTGCCGCATAAGCCATGGCTGGGGTGGACACACGAGCGATCGAGGGCAAGATCGATCGCATTCGGTCGCTCGGCGTCGAGGAGTTGCGTCGCGAATGGCGGCGGCTCTACCACAGCGAACCGCCAAAGATCAGCCGCGACCTCCTTGTCCTTGCACTCGGTTACAGACTTCAGGAAATCGAACATGGCGTGCTCGGCAAGTCGACGCGCCGCAAGCTGCAAACGATAGCGAAGGCCTTGCGGACGACGGGTCGAGTTGGACCCACGCCGAGCCTCAGCCTGAAGCCAGGCGCGCGCCTCGTTCGCGAATGGCATGGCCGTACTCATACCGTAACGGTGACGGAAGATGGGTTCGAGTATGCCGGGACGAACTATCCGTCCCTGACCAAGATCGCCAAAAAGATCACCGGAGCACACTGGTCGGGTCCGCGCTTCTTCGGGCTGCCAGCACCCGGTGCGGAGCGTCCGAGCAATGGGGGGCGCAATGGCTGAATCGGAAAAGATGCCGCGACGGTCCGCCAAAAAGACCCGCTGCGCGATTTACACACGAAAATCGTCCGATGAGGGCTTGGAGCAGGCATTCAACTCGCTCGACGCCCAGCGTGAAGCTTGCGCGGCCTTCATCCAGTCGCAGAAGCACGAAGGCTGGACGGTGTCGCCGGCGCTATATGATGATGGCGGGTTTTCCGGGGGCACCTTGGAGCGGCCAGCCCTGAAACGACTGTTGGCCGATATCGAGGCAGGCCGCATCGATGTGATTGTCGTGTACAAGGTCGATCGATTGACGCGAGCACTCTCGGATTTTGCTAAGCTCGTCGAAATCTTCGACCGCCGTGGCATCTCGTTCGTGTCGATAACTCAGCAATTCAACACCACCACCAGCATGGGTCGACTAACGCTCAACGTACTCCTGTCGTTCGCTCAGTTTGAGCGCGAGGTCATCGGCGAGCGTGTGCGCGACAAGATCGCCGCCTCCAAAAAGAAGGGCATGTGGATGGGCGGCATGCCGTCACTCGGTTACGACGTTAAAGACCGCAAGCTGGTCGTCAATGACGACGAGGCCCGCACCGTTGTCGATATTTACCGGCGTTATCTTGCGCTCAGGTCGGTTCACGCGCTCAAGGACGAGCTTGCAGGCGCCGGGATAAGGAGCAAACGGCGAGTTCGGCCCGACGGCACGGTGTACGGCGGACAAAAATTCTCCCGAGGCGCACTCTACCTGATGCTTCAGAACAGAATTTACCGTGGCGAGATTACGCACAAGGGCAGTTCCTATCCGGGGGAACATCCAGCAATCATCGACCAGCCGCTATGGGACGAAGTTCAGGCGAAACTTGCCAAGAATCGGATCGAGCGGGCAACCGGTGCCCGCGCAAAGCATCCGAGCCTGCTTACCGGCCTCGTATTTGACGAAACCGGAGAGCGACTGACGCCAACATATGCGGTCAAGAAAGGAACGCGATATCGCTACTATGTTTCGACCGCCCTCCTTACCGGGAAGGGAACGAACCGTTCAAGCGGCAAGCGCATACCCGCCGGCAATTTGGAACGCTTGGTGGTCGACAGGCTTCGAGCATTTTTTGCCGACCCTGCAGCGATCCTCGATGCCGTCGACGACGACTCTCGTGGCGATCCAGGGCAAAGCCAACTGATCGAACGTGGCCGTCAAGTCGCGGAAGAAATCGGAGCCCGTGCGGCGAACGAGGTCAAAACCACACTCATGACGCTGCTATGCCGCGTGGAAATCAGATCAGATCGCGTTGAGATCAATGTCTCTCGACGCCGTCTTGCCGAGTTGCTTGCTGGGCAATCGATCGATCTAACGACGCAGGATCAGCGGCTGGACCGTAAATTCGATGATGTCGTGACGTTGACGGCGCCTGCGCGCCTCAGGCGCGTCGGTCGTGAAATGAGAATGCTGGTCGAGAACTCTGATGACCAGACGACAGCCGATCCCAGCTTGCTGAGGATTATCGCTCGCGCTCACGACATCCAGGCACGCCTAATTCACAACACCGAGCTGACTGTACACGACATCGCTCGCGAAGAGCGCGTGTCGGCAGCCTACATCTATAACCTCCTCCGTCTTCCCTGGCTGGCCCCCGACATTACGACGGCTATAGTCAATGGTCGGCAACCGCGGCAACTCAATGCCATGACGTTAATGCGGCGGGCGTCGCGGCTGCCGGCTGACTGGGCTGAGCAGCGAATGCAGCTCGGGTTTCGCTGAAAACAAATCGTCGGTTCTGCAAGTGGCTTCGTGCAGTCACAGCCACTTAGCGTGCGGCGTCAGCGTTTCAGCGCACAAAAAGTCAACCACGAAATGGCGCCCGAGAGATTTTCGTGACCACCGCGGCGGAGATCACGCGTGCAACCGTCTCTGCGGCAAGTTGGATTGGACGCGGTAGTCAGAAAGTCGCGCAAATTGGCCACGAAACAGACCCGCAAAAACGGCAATAACACCGCAATATCAAGTGCTTAAATGCTGGCTGGGGCGGGAGGATTCGAACCTCCGAATGGCGGAATCAAAATCCGCTGCCTTACCGCTTGGCTACGCCCCAATACCGTTGATATTTTTATTATAAGCTATTACAGTAATTGTACTTTCTTCGTTTCCACTTGTCCATAGCTACTCATAGCTCCTCGCCGCTTCTCACGCGATTTGCGAGACTGGAGCGAGACTGAAAAGGCGCACATGCCGGTTATAACTCTCACCGATATCACCCTGCGGAGCCTGCGGCCAACCCCGGGCAAGCAGGTAACTTACATCGACAAGAGCCTCAAGGGTTTCGGGGTGCGCGTGAACGAGCGTGGCATGAGCTACGTGCTCACCTTTGGACCCGGACGCCAGCGGATCAAGTTAGCGGATGTGGGGATTGTCCCGCTCAAGGATGCCCGCACTAAGGCGAAAACCATCCTTGCCGAAAAGCAGCTTGGCATCGCGAAGCCCGAGGTTGCACCGACCTTCGACGAAGCAAAAACCCTCTTCCTCTCCATCTGCGAGACCAAGAACAAGCCTCGTACCGTGCGGGACTACACGCGCCTTCTCAATCGCCACTTCGCCTTCGGTAGAAAGCCCGTCAACGAGATCACCCCTCAAGACATCAACCGCCAAATCGATCGTCTTCAAAAGACCGTCTCAGAGCAGAACCACGCGCTCGTAGCGATCAAGGTGTTTTTTCGATGGGCACAGCGCCGGCACTACGTCGCGCATTCGCCATGCGAAGGGATGCAAACCATCAAGCGACCATCCCGCAACCGCGTTCTAACTGAAAATGAGCTTGCCGCCGTCTACAACGCTGCCAAGACATTCGGTCGCCCATTCGGTACCATTGTGCAGCTCTGTATTCTTACCGGCCAGCGACGAAGTGAAATCGCCTGGCTTCGTCGTAGCTATTTTGCAGAAGGTCACTGCACCCTCCCCGGCTCTCTCACCAAGAATAAGCGCGACCATACTTTTCCGATAGGAATGATGGCGCAGGCTGTCATCGACAGCATCCCGAACGAAAATGATTTCCTTTTCCCAGCGCAACGTGGCGATACCGTTTTCGGCGGATGGTCAAAGCAGAAAATAGCATTTGATGAAGTGTGTCCGATCAATCCTTGGACGCTTCACGATCTACGCCGCACCTTCGCTCACCAGTGGCAGCGAATGGGCTTCAAGATCGAGCACACGGAAGCCGCGCTCAATCATATCTCCGGAACGCGCGGCGGCATTGTTGGCGTCTATCAGACCTACAACTATGAAGCCGAGCTGAAGGACTGCTACGCTCAGTGGGAAAAGCGCTTACAGTCCATCTTGAAGTTTCAACCTAATTGACGGGCGTCATGCAACGCTCTTCAAGAGCGTAGCGCGTCGAGCTGGCGATCCTGTACGACTGGTGTGTCGTCGAGCGCGAGCACTATGCGGCTCTTTTAGCGTTGCTTTCATCGAGCCCTGCGATAGCGAACGCTCCCATCTCGATGAGGGATGCCACGTCGGCAACAGTGCGCCCACCGGCAACGGACCAAATTGCCGAGAGTGCTGCCTGCGCCTGCGGAGCCAATACGCCGCGGTCGACCAGGTCGTGTATCTGGGCCGGCATCGCCATAGCGACCCCTGCCGCGAGTTCGCCGAGCGTCGCGAGCCTCGCGGCAGCGCTGATGCTGATCGCCTTTGTGATGAGCGGCAGCGCCTCTTCGGGGAACCCGCCGGCTGCGAGCACGCGCGCCATGCGCAGGGACCGCTCGGCCTCTCCACGCAGTTCGGCTGCGCGCGCCTGCGGGTCGAAATTCGGATCGGCAGCGGCTGCAAGGTCTGGCGACTGATGCAGCACGCGGGACTGACCATCAGCCAGCGTAACCATGCCGCTCGCAACCAGTCGGCGCATGGCGAGCCAGGTCGGACGGTCGATCACCTCAACGGCGAGACCCACCTCATGGCGCACCTGGTGCCGTTTCGCCTCGGCCGCGAGCGCTTCGCCGTCGAGGTCGAGGACGGCCAATAGGCGCACACGGCCATCCCCGCCCGTGCAGGCCTCGATCAGCAGGGCCCGCTCGCCATGGCGGCGGCGCAGCTCTTCGGCGAATGCTTCTTCGGGCGACAGGATGCGCGGCGAGACGCTCACCTCCGCCTGCATCATCGCCTGCATGCGCTCGATCATGGCCGCCCGGCCGGACGGCATCTTGAGCGCGCCGAGATCGCCTTGGCCGTCGAGCACGCCGTCGGCCAGCGCCTGCTTGTGACCGAGAAGGTGCAGAATCTGGTGCTCGATCGAATCCTCGCAGACGAGATTGACGACCGTGACCGAGCGCGTCTGGTTCTTGCGCCAAGCGCGGGCGATGCGTTGCTCGAGCTTCGCCGGGTTCCACGGCAGGTCGACGTTCACGACCGCGCTTGCGACCTGCAGGTTGAGCCCGACGCTGCCGCTGTCGGTAGAGAGAAACAACCGGCAAGCTGGGTCTTGTTTGAAGCGGACAATCTCGGCGCGGCGGCGCTTTTGAGGGACCGACCCGGTATGCCAGGCCACCTCAACGCCCAGTTCCGCCGCCAATTCCCGCACCAGTTCCAACATCCGCTCCCACTCGGAGAATACGATGATTTTGCGCGCCGGCTCTTCGAGCAGGTCGCTCAAAATTCCTTCCAGCTCTTCGAGCTTGGGGCTCACGCGGCAGGTCGGATCGAGGATCGCCGGCGTGTCGCAGATCATGCGCATGCAGGCGAGCAGCATTTGCAGACGGTCGAATTCCTTCGGCGTCAACGGCCGCCGCTGCGCCTGGGCGAGGAGACGGGCAGCCGGAGCGCGGTAGTCCTCGTAGCGGAGCTTCTGCTCCTCCACCATCGGCACAAAATAAGTTTTCACCGTGCGGCCCAGAAGTTCGGATTCGACGTCGGACTTGCGGCGGCGGAGCATTACCGGTTGCAACCGGCGGCGCAATTCCGCAAGGTTCTTATAGTCGACCGGCCGGCCCCGCTCGTCGAGTTCATAGAAGTCGCGGTTGAACCGGAACAGCGGCCCGACCAGCTCCGGGTCGAGGTACTGCACGATCGAATAGAGCTCGTCGATGCGGTTCTCGACCGGCGTGCCGGTCAGCACAAAGGCATAGGGCGAGCGCAGCGACTTCACCCGCCGCGCGGTCTTGATCTGCCAGTTCTTGATGCGCTGGGCCTCGTCGAGTACGACCACGTCGGGATGCAATATCTCATTGATGTCGGGGGCGTCGCCGAGCACCTGCTCGTAGTTCACGATGGTGAAGAATTTTGGCTCGCGGTAGGCCAAAAGGCGCGCCGGCCGGGCGCCGAACACCGAGCGCGCCGGGCGGTCGGTAAAGCGCGCGATCTGGTCCTCCCATTCCGCCTTGAGCGAGGCCGGGCACACCACCAGCACGCGCTCGATGCCCTTGCGGCGGGCCAAAAGCTCGCAGGCGGCGATCGCCTGCACGGTCTTGCCGAGGCCCATCTCGTCGGCCAGCAAGGTCCGTTCTCCGAATGCGAGATGCAGCATGCCTTCGCGCTGATAGGGCAGCAGCGGGTGGTGCAACAGATCGAAACTCGCACTGCCGTCCTTGACCTCGGCGACGAACGCCGCGCGCGCCTCCTCGCGCGAACGAACCCGACGCAGCCGGTCGAGCCAGGGCGCGAAGTGGCGCGACACCCGAATCCGGCGACGGATACCGGCGGGCGCAACGCGCCACGCGGAAGCAAGCGCCTCGATCTCGCTGGGATCACAACCAAGCGTGCCATCCGCTTCAATGAACGCAGCGAGCCAGCGACTCGCGGCGTTGGTCTGGCGGCGCTCGCCCGCAGACCACATCAATGTCGGCCTTGCGGTGCCGCGACGATCCAGGAAGACCTCGACGCGCTGACTGCCCCGCGCCGCGGCCTCGCGGAACGCCTTGGCGTTGCGTTGGCGCAGTGCCGCTAGCACGCCCTCGACATGCTTGCAGGTTCCGAGGCCATTGACGCGATGATCGACGCAGCCGCAGGAATTGCTAGCGCCATCAAGGTCGCGGATTTCCACTTCGTAGAAGTCGCCGCTCCCCGACTGCACGCGGAATGCGCCGAAAATGGGATGTTTGGGTTCCAGAGTCTCGATGGCGACGATCTCGGTGCGGCCCCGCCAACGGCGCAGCGCAATCTCGTCGTCGTCAGTAGTCCGCCACCCCTGCAGCGGCGGAGGCCGATCCAGCACGGCGCGGGCCTTTCCAGCCACACGACGTTTCGTACCCGCCCCTGACGCGAGCGGCTTTTGCTCGCTCTTCGAATCAGCGCGCCGCAGCATTGCGAAAAGGTAGACCGTAGCCGCGCCGCGTCAATCAATATGCAGCCCTGGACCCGGACAACCCACAGCCCTAGCGAGGCCATGGCGGAGTTAATGTGCTGCTGCGCTCCTGAATATGATTAGTCTTCAGTAATCCGCGAAAAGCCCCCTCTTATGTTCGCTACTGTTCAAACCAATTCCATATCCGAGCGAGCTGTATCCCGCGCGTCTCCTCGCCGCCATCCGCGCCAACATCGGGACATGAGGATCAACATAGTCATAGATAATGACCTCACGTTTCCGGTCGTGGAGCCTGTGCAGACGGCCAGCATATTGAGCAAGCGTTCCCCGCCACGAGATTGGCATCGCGAGAAACAGCGTGTCGAGTCGAGGGTCATCGAACCCCTCCCCGAGGTATCTCCCAGTTGCAATCAGCAATCGCTCTTCGTGATCAGCAATGGACGCGAGGCGCTCGATCAAAAATCGGCGTTGCCGGTCGCTCTGTCCACCCTTAAGGACGACAACATTTTTGGCGAATTTCTCAAAACGTTCAGCGAATAGCGCCACGTGGTCCGAGCGTTCTGTAATAATGACGGGAGAGCGTTTTGCTTCGAGAGCGGCAAGAACGTCATCGAAAATCAGAGCGTTGCGAACTTCGTCATTCGCCAACGCATTATAGATTCGCTGAATCAGAAGCAAACTCCCATCTGCTTGTTCGGGAAGTTGAAAGGAGGTCTCCCTGATCTGTACACGATGGTGGAACGGCCTTTTGGCGGCTTCGTTCCGCGCGTCGACCCGAAAACGAACGGGTCCGCACTGCATGAAAATAATTGGATGGTGGCCGTCTTTGCGGGTGACCGTCGCCGACAGCCCAAGAACAAAGCGCGCCTTAGTCCTCCGGGCGACCAGTTCGAAGCTGACAGCAGACAGGTGGTGGCATTCATCAACGACGAGATGCCCGTAATCGCCAACGATGTCGTCAACTTCTCCTTTTCGCACCAAGCTTTGGATGAGGGCCACATCGACGACTCCGGTCGGCCGGCGCTTGCCGCCGCCAATGGTGCCTATCTTGGCCCGCGGTAGATCGAGGAAAGTCGATAGGCGCTCGACCCATTGATCCATGAGCTGGCGCCGATGAACGAGCACGAGCGTACCTACGCCACGCTCGGCAATCATACGGGCACCAACGACGGTCTTACCGAAAGCGGTCGTAGCAGCAAGAACGCCAGTGTCGTGATCACCCAGCGCTTCGAAGGCGCGTTCTTGGTCCTCACGCAACGTACCAATGAATCTCACGTCAATAGTGGAGCCTGCCTTGCGCTCGTCAGCGAATTCGATCCGAACCTGCAACTCTTCGAAAAGCGCGCGGACCACATCCGAGCAACCGCGTGGGAGCGCGATGTATCTCTCAGTCAGTTCGGCACACGAGACGATTCGGGGCGTATTATGTGTCGATAGGCGCATGGCTTGAGCGGCGTAGAATTCTGGATTCTGAAACGCTGCCAGCCGAACAAGTCTGGCAACAAGACCGGCCGGCAATCCGACTCGGGGTACGTAAATCTGATCGGCGAGAATTATGCGAACTGAGGCGGGTAATACTCCTGCGATGACCGGCTGCGGACTACGTCGAGAAGGCGCTCGAAGCCATGGCTCGTCCTCTCCCTCTTCCAATGGTAGCCGGACGCCGAGCACTCTGCCCCCGGCACTTGCACGCTCAACAATACGATCGAGACTGTCTCTAGACATGCGTTGAACGCCAGCAAGGTATCCCCATTGGTCGGCGTAAGGCGCGAGGACACGATCGACAAAAACACTGTTCTCCTTGCGGCGGGCTGCTCCCTGAAGTGGCAACGCAATGAGGTTGCCGAAGCCGCCGATCGGCATCGTGTCCTGGCTCGGAAAAAACCGGTCGTAAGAACGAAAACCGATATCGGGTACCCGCTCCATCGTGTCTGTGATGATGCAGGAACCGAGGCGCCGCGCCGCCGCAGCGGGGACTGGCTCTTCGAAGAATATCCAAGCATGTGCCCCATTCCCAGAACGAGAACGTTCCAATGCGCACGGGACGTGCAAGAGATCGCAAGTTTCTACATAAGCCAGCGAGTCGCGTCGCCAATCTTCTCTGTCAAAGTCAGCCACCAGCAAGTAGCATGTTCCGTCAGGTAACATTGGATAGAGACCCATGACGAAGGGGGTACCCGTTGATGTTGTACCCCGCAAATGCCGCTCAATGAGATCGTCGGAGACCTCGATAAAAGCTTGGTTCGGACATACTGAACATTTGACACGAGGCTTTTCGCATACACCGCGTAGCCATTCGTTGTGACAGGCGGGCGCATAGCCGCTCTTTCCGGATTTGGCGTTGTCCCAACGCATCGGAAAGACATCGGTACGTCCCCGAAACATCTCCCGAAACAACGAAATTTTCTGATTAGTTTTTGAGTTTCGATCAACAACCGGTCCGACCCGCTCCAAAGAGACGATGTTCGGAAACGGCATCTCCAGCATCTGCGCCTGTTCCAGCGCTGCAATCTCCGCGGCAATCGCCGTGCGCTCGTCATTCAGCGCTGCGATTCGCTTCTTTAGCTCGGCTAGCCTCACTGCGCGTTGTGTCATCGTCTTATGCAGCAATTCTACGGCCTCGATATTAATTTGACGGACATCCGGTTCACCCTTTGATGTAACAGCCTCAGATCGGGTGAACCAAGCGAACGACGGCTTCCGCTACAGTACACGGGAAACAGCCTCCGCCGCTTCGGAAGCGGGCATAAATAATCTGAGCGGGCGGTTTGGAAACGGCGCAAATCCAAAGTCGCGATAGAAGGCGGCTGCCTTTTTATCCGTCGCTTCGACCACGATGGCGAAAACCGCGAGCGAACGGGAGGCCCCAATTACCCTTCGAACCGCGTCGGCGAGCAGAAGTTCGCCGATGCCCTCACCGCGAACTTTCTCATCACGCGCGAGCCGCCCAATGAGAGCAGCCGGAATGGCGTCATAGCGGGGCAGACGTTTTGCGTGTTCAGGCGGTAGATCGGCAATGGCGAGTGTGAAGGAACTCAAGCTGTAGAAGCCGACAATTCTGCGTTGATCGTCGATGGCGACGAAAACACGCGCGACATTGCGCTTCTCATCCTGCCCCGCGCGAAGTCGGAACCAGTCATCGAGTGCAGCCACACCGCACGAAAACGCCGCGCGGTCATGCTTGCCGAGCGGTTCGATCGCTTTGATCATACGCGATCAGCCGAAGAGATGTCGATGACGCTTCAAAGCCTCGACAAGACGCGGCGATGGATCAGAGCTCCGGCCGACCGCCGCGAGGAAGGCCTCGCGATCCGCGCCCGACAAAACCATGCGCTGGTGCTCGTCGAGAATCCGACGAGCACCCTCATAGGCAAGATCGCCAGCGGCAAGACCGGTGACCGACATGGCTTGCTGGATCACCTTCTTTGCCGATGGTGCTAGGCGCAATTCGAGTCGTTGGGATTTGTATTCTCGCTTAGGCGATACTGGCTTCTTTCGCGCGGACGTCATGATCATTCTCCTGGAAGGCTTGTACGGCAATTCACCGTGCTTGACAAGAGCGATGGCGCACAGAACTGCAGCGGACACTACTGCCATCCACCGCACCTTTCGGATTTTCGGGACAACGCGCTTCTACGAGCAACAGCGCGCAGCTATGAGCCGTGTGGGTGATGTCGTGGCTGCAAAAAAGGGATGGCTGAGAAAGCATTCCCACTTGCGAAGCGGTTGAACCGATTGTGTATGTGTATGTGCCGCCCAGTTAATGTATGGGCCGCTATGTACGCGACACGCGGATTATGATTCCGCTGCTCTATCCCCTCACGGCATCTCTTTGCACAGCATAGTGGCTCATGATTTGGCGGTCAGGGCGCATTCGTGTTGGGCATTTGGTTCAGAATTCAGCGTCAAGCATT